ACCATTGTTCGCGACATAGCCGTGCATGGATGTATACATCGTGTTTCCGATCATCGTACCACCACGCAATAACTTTCTCGCAGTCGCATCTTTACCGACACGATTAACAATCTGTGTCTTCTTGGATGGAGTATAGTAATCCGTTGGCAAAGGTTTGTAGTATTGACTGCAATCACGACCTATCGTGTACTTCTTATAAGAAGCATCGGTATCATGATCTGTGGTGATCATGGTGTCGATGATATATAGACCTCTTTTCACCACAACAGAATTGGGATCTTGGGGGATAGCATAGGGGTTATAGTCACGATTGGTATTGATCATGTATCCACTTAAAGACGAAGTCAAATTACCATTTCTTGGAACGACAAATTTGACATTGTGATCATTGACGATCACGATGTCTTGTTCAGTAGTGTTGACATAGACCCGACAGAAAGTCAGATGTAGAGGAAGGTTCCAAAGATCTAAGAGAAGAGGATCGTATCCTATCTCAGAACGATAATCAGATTTCTCTATCATGTATTGCTCCTTTATTTAAATATAACCATATAACAGTCAACTTGACTGCTACCTACACGGATATATTTAATATCTCAACAATGATAGAATGCAAAGATATTTAGAGTATACCTAGAGACTACGCGGCATAAATCCTAGCTACACCCACTAAAGGTGTAGCTAGGAGTAAGGGTCTTATGACGTGTATTATATCTATCACTTCTATCACTAAGGATAGATAGATACCACCATAGCTTACGGAACGATCTTCTGCAGGATCGGAACCATCTTGGTAGCAGCGCCTTTGAGGTTGCTGACAGTAATGGAAGCAAGGATCGGCAGGTGGACGACGTGACGGAAGGACGGTTGTACCGTGAGCTCACGAGTAGTGGTCTGACCACGAGAGATCTGCATGTTGGTGGTCAGCTCAGGACGCCAGAACATGTTACCAAAGTGCAGCGGGTTGATCTGATCATTGCTACCACCATTCTTACCGAAGGTGATGTAGATCTTGTTACGCATCTCGATGTTCGGAGAAGATACTACTTTGACATCAAACTCGTTGCCCAGAGTACGCAGGTCACCAGTGACCATGAGGTATGCTGCGATGTACTGGTCAGTACCGATGATGATCAGCGGTTTACGACCGATCTCACCTTGGAGCACTGAAGCAGCTGCCATGTAGTTAGACTCCATGTAAGCACGATATGCCATCTCGCGGATGGTGTTAACCAGTACTGCATTGACATCAGCCATACGGTTTGCTGATTCCAGAGTGTTCATCTCAGCTTGTACGTCAAGATCTACGTGTTTGAACCACGGATTGACATAGTAACGACCTACACCAAGAGCGACGTTGTTATAAAGCATTTCAGGCTCAAGGTTTTGGCTGTCGATCTGTGACAGGAAACCTTCAGCAGCTTTCAAGGTCTTGACAGCTGCTTGTGAGCAACGTACATAAGTGGTTTTCACCAGACGATCCAGCTTCACGCTATCTTCATCTTCATAGCTGTCCATCGCAGGACGAACTGCAGTGATCGGAGAGAGGATCGGCAGTGCGTAAGCCATACGTTCACGGTTCATATCCAGAAGCTGACCACGTTCACGACGGTTGGTGTTTACACGACGTGCGATAATGTCTACACCGATGACTTCTGCATCGACGAAGAGATCAGCAGAGGTTTTACCAGCACCAGCACTCTTGATATCAAGCTTGTTCTTAGAGGAGTCAAATACAGCTTCTACTTTAACCTTACCAGCCATGAAGTTCAGTTGACCAGTTTCCAGGTTCAGGTTAGAAGAGATGTTGAACTGTAGAGATACAGAATGACCAGCAGTCTGAGAAGCCAGAGTGAGGGCAGTGCCATCAGCTTTAGTAGTAGTCGGGGTGACAGTCAGACGACGCGCTTGATAGTTCAAGTTCATCTGACGGTTGTTACCAGTCACAGCTGCAGTATAGGTAGACTCAGCCAGTGCTTCCAGACCACGGAAAGCGATGACTTCACCAGTCTTCAGTTTGATGAAGACGTTGCTGAGGTTGACACTAGGATCGATCGCATCAGTCTGGTTCAGGGTGTCCATACCGATCAGGTGGTCGGCAGCACAGAGGCCCATGTAGTCCAGATCACGACCAACAGCCAGAGGTGCAGTCTTGATGACGTGACCATCTTCAGTTTCTACGTTGTAAGGAGCAACATCAGAAGCTTGGACAAAGTTGGCCATGTTTTCCGGGTTGGTATCACGATAAACCGGATACATGCGGGTAGTATCGTTGTGCAGGATCTCCGGATAGACCATAGCGGCTACCAGAGACTTACGACCAAACTGGTATTGATAGCTGCCATCAAGCTGACGTTTCTGATCTTCCAGAACGTTCAGAAGGTCTACTTCGATGATAGCAGCAGCATCAGTCGGTGCCATGGTGATGGTCGGGAAGAAGGTCTCACCGAACTCATCTTGACGAGCTGCGTTCAGGTTGTAGGCAAATGAGAACAGCATAGCGTTACGGTTCTCAGTGGTGTCGAAAGCTTCTTGTGCGATACGCGGTACAGAAGCTTCACCAGAGACAGCTGCGTTGACAGGGATCAAGCGATCATTTTCACCCAGTGCAGGGATTTGAGCTGCTTGTTGTTGTACACGCTGACGAGCGCCAGCAGCAGCCACAGCGGCAAGTGCTGCATCACGTTGATTTTCGTTAAACTCAACGTTCTCAGATTTCTCAGTCTCATTAACGACTTCGCCCAGGGTGGCCTCGAGATCTTGTACAGCACCATCGAGCTTTTCACGCTCAGTAGCATCCAGAGATTCTGCTGAGAAAGCACGACTGATGACACCACTGTCCAGCGGGTTACCACGAGTGGCGAATGCGCGTTTTGCATTATCAAGCAAAGCCGCGTTATGAGAAGAAGGTTTTTGTTTGGAACCAAAAATAGCCATAATTAGTTAAGTCCTTTATAGTTGATCAACATAATGGAAAAACCACGGAGACTGTGCTACACGGTCATGCGTGAAGTAAAGAGAATACGTCTCTATCACCGACCGGGTAATCTCCGTAACCAATGCATGAAATTTCGTATATAAAAGGTTACTTTCCTCTTGGGAAAGGTTCTTCGTATCTGTCGAAACAGCATACGAATCTAGGATCACAAAGATCGATTTCGGATCATGAATCACCTGGTAAGAGAGATTTATGTCCGTCTCTTCGACCGGAAAAGCTTTGGCTATCGCAGGATAATGACTGAGCAAGGAGAGCTCAGTCAAGATCTTCTCATAGGCAAGCTTTCGGTCTTCGTGATCATGGAGATCCTCTTGCCACAAATGCAATAATGTCGCGGTACCTATGGCATTTGGGAGATAAGGGCCTCTTTCATGAATATAACGTGGATTATCCTCAGTATTGAGGTTAAGTCCCAGTAAAGTTAATATCGCCTGGTCACCTAAAGATGTTAGTATTTTGTCAAAATGGTAGAGATCTTTTAACTCTAATTTTGACCATTCTAACTGTTCATAGATGGCTTTGGTGACATAGATGACAGGTTGGAAAGGATGATCCTCTCCGCGTGCATAAGTCATCTTTTCCTCTCCTATTTATATCGTGTAAAAATATAAGCTATCATAAGCATGTGTGTTTTATTTTTACACGTAGATGATCGTAGTACTCTACCCTGTTTGCACAGGGATAGAGCGTATCTTATTAGTGGGTCAAGAGGTATGACCTCATAGTTTTTCTTAAAAAGAGTATCATCGATGAACACTAAACTGTTACTGACCAAATGTTTTACATTGCTTATCAGAGAGAACCAGATCGATAAGATCAATGTCTCTAATAAGGACTTTGTATTAAATATCCTTAAGAACATTGATATCCCAGAGACACAAGCATTCACATCAGAGCATCGTAAACTACAAGGGATACGAGATCTGATCATCCAGATGGCTCGCACAGGAGAAGATGCTCACTTTGATGAAGTATCGATCATGACAGATCTAAAAGTGGTCTGTGAGGATGATGAGTCTTTATTTAACACCATCCAAGAAGCGGTAAGTTATCCTTACGAGAAAGATCAGCTTAATCACGTGGTGTTCTCATTAAGAAGAGATCTCACCAATGCCTTAAAGGAAGATGAGATCAAATCTATCTTGTCAAAAGCATCAGCGACGATTAAATATAAGCAGCATGAGATAAAAGACATGCATAAGTTCGTCGGTGGTATCGTCTCTGAACTTACGCCTTACTTTGAATCCATGTCAGAAGACATGCGTAAAGATCCAGCGGTCACAGCAGAGGTAGATTTTATCAGTGGGGATGGATTACTAGATGTACTCAGAGAAGTCAGAGATGAAGCCAAAGGAGAGTCTATCATCAAGACCCCTTGGCAAGGACTAAACAAAATGACCCGTGGTGGACTCAGACGTGGTCAGACTACAGTAGTCGCTGCACTACAGCACCATGGTAAATCTTTAGTCTGTTTGTCCTTATGCTTAGGAGCCTGTATCTACAATAAAGCAGAAGAGACTTTGACTGATAAAGAGAAGAAAGCATTGATCCTCTATATCTCTTTAGAAAACGAGATGACGTTAACCACTGCTAACGTCATGATGCTCTTAAAAGGTAATCTTGATAATGAAGCCTTTGGTGATGAAGACTTTGCCAAGCTACAGGTCAATAAAGGTGGTACAGAATACCTTGCTAGAAGACTCAATGAAAATGGCTATGTCTTTAAATCTATCCGCGTAAACCCATCTGAGTGGACTTATCTAGATCTCTTCAACAAGATCAACATGTACGAAGCAGAAGGATACGAGATCCATCTCTGCTGTGTAGACTATCTGTGTATGTTACCATTGACAGGATGCTCTGGTGGTAATGATGCAGACAGATATCAAGATCTATTCAACAGAACCCGCAACTTCTTCGCTAAGAAGAAGATTGCGTTCTTAACACCACACCAGCTCTCTAGTGAAGCTAATGATCTGCATCGCATGGGTAAGAAAGATCTTGCGATCATGGTGCGTGATGGTAACTACTATGCGAAAAGTAAAGGTATCGGTCGTGAAGTAGACTTGGAGTTATTCTTATATAAGGTCAATGAGTCTGGCACGACGTATATGTGTGTAGCACGAGGTAAACATCGGGTCTCTGGTCAGACACCTGAGGAGTATCTGGATTTTGTATTACCATTTGCTGATATCGGTGGCATCCGTTGGGACTATGGTCAAGAAGATACAACATTGAAGAAAGTCGGACAGAAGCGCAATGCTTCTGGGACGATAGAAGAACCATTCTGGGATTAAAAAGAATAAGCGTCATAACACCTCAGTAGTACCTATCAATGGTACTACTGAGGATATATGCCGTGTACATCGTGATATTCGTGTTTTCTTATGAATCTTGGACTATCCAACATATATACAGGTACAGAAAACATGAATGCTATCCAACATGCAATCAATAGAGCGACGAGAGAAATCCCTCGACCGATACTCGAAAATACCTTCATCGACAGAAGCTATATGCAAAGAGCTTCTCCGAAATCCCTAGAACAAAGAATCAAAGAAGAAGTCATCTTGAAGTTTGTCCTTCAAGACCTCAATGTCACTAATGGTGTATACTCCTATATCCCACTAGCATATGCCAAACAAGTCTACTCTGATCAGAATACTTTTACTTACTATATCCCGAAAGAGCTTACTGGTGGCAGAGCTATCACTACAGTGATCTCTATCAACTACCAACCTTATCGATTAAATAACGCTTCTTATGGATACCAGACCCAATGTCAGAACACGATGTTAAATCGTGCAACGGATTATCTGTTAAACTCTATCTCTGATCCCCAGGTAGCAGAGTCTACCCGAGTAGATCTGGTTGGTGAGAATACGATATTAGTCCATGATAGTCCGATGACCCCAGCAGTAGGTACATTGGTATGCATCTTAGAAAACGATGATGAGTTATCCACCATCAGACCGAGACTGATTCCTGAGTTTACCAAACTGATTATCTTAGCGATAAAAGCTTATATCTACAATGAGCAAGTGTTACTAGTAGACAAAGCACAACTCTACTCAGGACATGAACTCGGTAAATACAGAGAGATTATTGAGTCTTACAGTGACTGCATGGAACAATACCAGACGATGTTAGATGAGAAGATCGGGAAATTGTTCTATATGAATAGCAAAGAAAACATGACCAGACATGTAAGATTCATGTTAGGAGGGAGGAGATGAATACTTCTTTTTACTTGAAAAGGTTCACATGAGTGATATATTTAACTTAAAAGAGATCCATGAAGACATGGATAACGAAACTTTGGTGAATAACACTGAAGTACTACTGATTGCTTGTTACAAGATCTTCATCACCACAATCGATGAACTGATCGCTTATGTCCCTTCTACTGAAGTAGAAGTGATCAAACCACTACTAACAGAGATCAGACTACACAAACACGCTACAACTGGTATGTTAAGAAGATATCGTCAGGTACCACTAGATCGAGCTAACACGATAGACTTCATCTGTAAACATCGCAGAAAAGCCATCGAGTTATTCACCTCGATGGCGGAAGTTGCTTTTTATGCCAGGATCAGTAAAGAATCGATCAAGATCATCCAAGATAAGACAGATGAGTTAGTGACTGTCTTATCGAATTTCTCTATCTAAGGAGTGTGACATGATAGAAAAAGAATACACCGATAACACCAGTAAACTTCCTGATGATGAATACGTCTCGATGTATGATCAAGCTCTAGCGCAACTTGGCGAAAGAAAGATCAAGATCGTCGGTTCTTTGTCAGAGACGATCGCAGGTCTTTTAAATGATGTCTATCATGACAGATCTGAAGCTATCGCTAAAAGAACATCGTTCACGACAGAAAGTGAAGATACCGTCGGTATCGATGTCCCTGATGAGGACATAGCACAACGGATCGTATCTGACATCTTAGAGAAAGATCAAGATGCGACGATTCATGTCGTCAAAGATGAAGAAGTAAGTCTTGATACTTTCGATCATCTCAAAGAAGATGCTATCATGAATGGTGAGAACTTATACTTGATCACCATCGATAGTGACAGTAAAAACGATCTTCCTCTAAACCAAGAAGGGATACGTGTCACTATGGAGGACTATGTCCTTAAGTATAAAGGTCACGTCTATCGTGGTCGTATAAGAGATGGGAGTGATGATGAATGAGCCAAGGTCTATCAAAGAGGTCTTTGATCTTGCTTGCAAACACTTAGTGGTAGATGAGAGACTAGTCCATAAGCTGGAAGTCATGAAGACATCCTTTATCACCAAGAACCGTGATCATGCACAGTTCTTTGGTGGTAATCTCATTGGTTGTTATAATGTCAAGTTTACTCCTATCGACAGAGAAAAGATCTTCCATGATATCTTAGGTATCGATGAGAAAGATGTCTCTAAGGGATGTGATAAACTCATCCCGAAGAAGTACTATCAGGTTGCAGGAGATCCTTGCAACCTGGCACTTGTATATATCGCACATGTGATACTGATATCATCTTTGCCTGAGAGATTAAAAGAAAATGGTGCAGCGATAGCATTAGAGTTATTGCAATATAAGTTCATCACCTCACGTATGTGGGTACATTGGCAATATCAGTGTTCAGTAGGTGAAGCAGAAGCAACACTTGCAGCGCTTAATAACAAGTTTGCTATCAAGCAGAAAGGTTCCTGGGGTAAACTCTTCAGAGATAGAGCACTAGACATTATCTATCATCTCCACAGCAACACCTTGAAGACGATGTCACCAGACATCTCTTCTAAAGGTAAAGAAGCAGCTTCTGTTGCATACATCATCACAGATACGCAAACACGTATCCGTAGTATGCTCGTTAACATCTATGGTATCTTTATCAATATCCACAACCAAGGTAAGAAGATCAGTGGGGATAGTAAACTGGCTCTTTTTGATGGTGAGGTAGAGCTTAAAGATGATATCAATATCAAGAACAAGTACAGCAGTTACTTGTTCGATATCTTAAAAGACAGAAATAGTCTTATCAAAGATCAGCTGATCGATATCATCAGTAGTGCTGTTCCAGTCATGAACCCCACTACTTTGATCAAAGTCCTGGAATATATCCCCAAAGAGATCTCCAAGAATAAGAAGATGACGCAATGGGTAGATGATATCATCGAACATGCATTTAGCTATCTTGGACAGGATATCAATAGACATCGCGATGATCTTGGATACTTGTTAAGTCGCATGAAAGGGATATATACAAGCTCTAGATCACAAGACCCATTGTTGATCCGTATCAGACAGGATACTGAGAAACTCGTCAAACATGCTGCACAGGTGAAAACACCTGCACAGATTGCGGCAGTTAGGACAGGATTATTGATGTACTTGCTGCTAAGAGCATTTACCATGAGTTACTTTAGCAAGTGACGTAAAGTTACTTCAGTAAGTGATGTAAAAAGATAACGCGTCATAGCACCCTACTAGGACTATTTAAAGTCCTAGTAGGGGATATATGACATCTAATCGTTTGAACAGACATTACTTCTCATTTATAACAGGAATGTTTCCATGACTACAGCAAACTATTTCTTAACTGTCACCACCATTGACATCATCACAGTAGCCTACTATTTATTACTCTACAAAGTCAACATCAAGCAATCCTACAAATTACTACTTGCGATGGTTCCATTTATCCTGGTGATCACTTGGATCACAGGACATGTCGCAAATACTGAGACTACTCTGATCACCTTACATGGGATCAAAGTACTGTATTTTGCTACCGTAATATTTGGTCTTGCTTTAATAAGACAACAGAAACAATAACATTCACCTCAGTACTGCCTTAGACACGGCAGTACTGAGGATATATGACGTCTAGTCATAGCGCCTATATTTACCTGTCGGAAATCTATCCGTCGTAACGTCTAGCTTTTCTCTTATCTTTAGCTTGCAGTATAAGCTGCTCTATCGAGAATACCTCATGGTCTTCTAATATCAGCTTCTTATTGAGATTGCGTAACTCTTGTTCGATCTTAAGTCCGATGTAGTAGTCTCTGTTATTCTGCAGTTCATCATAGAGCTGGATCATCTTCTCTCGGATCTTTCTTTGCTCGTACTTCTGTACTTGCTCTTCGTAAGGGATCTCTTCTATGGGTTTCTCAGCGATACGAGAGTAGATCTCATAAGGCGTGATACCATAAGACTCTAATGATTTTCCCTCACTCATCACCCAGTGTGTCAGAAGCCAAGCGATGACCATGTCATCATGACCATAGTCATCGTGATCGATCCTGTTGTTCTTGATGACAAGACCTAGGATCTGATCAGCTAACACGATATCATGGATCTTATCTTTAGCGATAGAGATAGCTTTTCTAAATACTCCACCATACAAAGACTCTCTTGAATAAAGTCCAGCACCAGAGGTCGGATAACCAAAGTACTTCTTGTACTTGTTGATGATATCTTCTCTTTTGCCATAGCGCATAGCTTCTTCATAGTACTCTTTATTAACGTCACTCTCGTATCTTTCATTGACGATACGGTTGAAGAGTCTAGTGAAAGGGTTGATACTGTTTGCAGGTAATGCTATCAGTAAGTAGTTTAGAAGTCCTACACCAGTAGATCTTGCTTCGATGATGACAGTAAGGTTGGTGTACTTCAAGATAAAAGACTCAATGAACTTACCAAAGACAAAGATGTTGGTGTAGTTATAGTTACCACAACCAATGACTTTACCGGTTTTCACATCAGAGATGACTACTGCGATATCATCTCCACCTGAGGCATCAGAAGTATCGATACCCATGATACAGTGGTTATCTTGCATATAACGATCGACATCTTCCACATACCAGCGGAAGATGTAGCTATGGATATCATCTTCCTTGGGTTTCTCTACTTTAGACAGCGATATAAGTTCAGCATCTTGAGTAGATATAGGAGATCTTTCATTACCAGCAGTCCAGACGTTGAAGTAATCTCGGTTAGCATCATCACCTTCAGATTGGGTTCTTTCCATGGTCTCGATCAACCATTCATCCGAGTATCCAAGCTGTCTATGGGAGAAAGTACAGTTTACTCGATATACTCCACGAGGATTCTTCTTACGATCGACTCTACTATGCTTACGGACAACTTCTTCTAACTCTTCTTGGGAACCTACATCGAATAATAATCTCTCATCATAGACCATCGCTTCCATCAGCTGTTGATAGACATACTTGCCATCAGGATCATCTTTCTTACCAGCAGTAGTAGTGAAGATCACGCCATAAGGAGTACCATTGGCTTTGGCGATATCGATAGCAGCACCCATAGCAGGGAGTGCTGACTGGAAAGTAATAGATGCATTAGAGATAAAAGCAGCTTCGTCTATATGGAAAATAGGTGCTGTATCACCACGTGCTACTTTGAGTGCTGCTTTACGAGAAGCTTGTGCTACAAATGTTGCATACTGGTTATTCTTCTGGTTGATGGTGATCGTCTCTCCATTGTTCGCATCTTTCTTGATACGCATATCCAAGTAGTCTGGAAGATAATCCAGTATCTCTTTGATGTTATCAATGGTCTTTCTTCTAAGACTATCATCTTTGGTTAAGAGGTTGATTTTGGTGTTATCACATCTGACATCCATGAGGTATGTAGAAAGTCCATTGGTGTTGAAGGACTTTCCTGTCTGACGGGGTTGTACTAGATATACCGTACAATGATTGAAGAATAGCCACCAAAGGGCTATGTTAGAACGATTGGCTTTTACAGGACGCGGATTCAGACCCCCTTCAGGAGGAGCTCTTAGTACTTCACGCATGTAGTACCAAGGATTGATCTTGCATTCAGCAGCGATCATGGCGATCTCACGTTCAGTGAGATTACTAGAATGGGGATCTACTTCTTTCAGTAAGGGGTTGACTAGTGCTAAGTGAAAAGCATTGTTCTTGATCCCCATATCCCGATAGAGTTTACCGAGTTCTAAAAAGGAAGTATTGGTAGTCTCTAGGTGGATGGTAGCTGTGGGATACTTATTCCAGTCATTCTGGAATAAGATCATGTCATTTTGGATTGCCATAAATCTCCTTAATGCTGTCAGTATTCATTAAAATGATGCCTGTATAGACGGCATACATCCCTTACTCCTAGCTATACCCTTATCAGGTATAGCTAGGATATATGCCGTTTAGGCTATCTGAGAGGATTAAGGGTGGTCATCAAAAAAAAAGAATACACGGCAAAAAAAGCCTAGAGGGTTACCCCTCTAGGCAAAATCACATTATCAAAAGGAGAATCAATGTACCTGTTCATGAACCCTTGCTTATGAACATAACAGATACAAGGCTCGACTGATCTTAACATACCCTAAGAACAGTACATTACATCAACGACACTCGTAGATGTTCGGTGGAGCCCCCTGGAGGAATCGAACCTCACGACTTCCATCCCACGCTTTTACGTCATCGGTTTAGAAGACCGATGTGGGGACAGGGGACTATATCTAGACAAAATATTGCTACTAGTCTGTAATATATTCACTCTGGTGATCCAGATGGGATAACCAGACGTGTAATCGGTGTCTCTGATAGACGATCTCTTGCATGCGATAGATGAAACTGAGATAAGCTTTCATAATAGATACGTCTTGCTCTACAAGGTCTTCTTGATAGCTTTTCTCAACAAGCACGATACCAAGTGCTATGATATCATCATACTTGGCAAGTAAGTCAGTATAGATATCTGTACTCAGTGCTGTCTCGATGTCCATAGACTCTTGAGAAGGTCGTGTGAGTAATGCTTTCTTTAATGCATCAATCTCATCTAGCTGCAAAGACTGATAGAGGACAGAGACTTGATCAGAGTCTATGCTTTTAAACATATCTTCTTTAAAAGAGATCTCAGATTTGATCTTGTTGTAGAGATCTCTCTCTTGGATGATGACTTGTTTGTAGTCCTGATGCTTAAGTTCGCTAAGTTGTTTTTGGATACTCTCTTGCAGGCTACTATAAGTCTCTTGATCTTTCTTCTCGATGATCTCAGTCAGATCTTCCATCGTCTCTTGATAGCCGATCTCTGAAGGATACTCCGTGAAGTATCCTTCATTGGCAAAACGGATCTCGTGATCTCCATCTAAGAGGAATAAGATCTCTGAAGCACTGGACTTATTGATCGCTCTTTCTTCTTTAAGATGATCACGTAGACGTTTTAGCTCTTCGATGTGGTTATCAGAGAGATCAACATGATGGGGTTCTGTTAACGTGATCTTAACAGTAGTATCAAGAGCTATTGTAGTAGACTCCTGATGAGACTCTGCTGACATGGTAGTATCATCATCTAGACTAAACTGTCTTTGGATGTCTTTTATATCCATAGCTTACTCTACAGGGATATCAGTATCAATAGTGTCCCCATCATAGCTGATCAAAGCAGAAGCAATGAGATCAATGCTTGCGATGATCTGTCTTTTGACTTGGTTAAGTCCTTCAGTGCAGACATCTTTGAAGAGGGTGGGGATATCAAAGAGATCACAAGTGATGCATTCATTCTCACTGGTGACGATGCTATCAGGGTATCTGGCTTTGTATCTGACACCATAGACAGCTTTAAGTACTGCTTTGGTGTAAGGGACATCGACCAATACCAGTTCATTGATGATGGAGATGTATTTGTTAGACTGCTGGATGAGCTCTATGTTGTACTGCTCATCAGAGCCTTGCAGTTTATCATTGGGGATAGGCATCTTTCTCCCGATAGCAGCACCAGCTGCGAAGGAGATAGCTTTGTTCTTTAAAGTAGGGTCAATGCCGGAGAATAATACTTCTATCTCACGGTTAAGATTGACATCGATCATGATTTGTGTTCCTTATCTAAATAAAATTAATAGTTCTTCAGTAATAGTAACTTCACCCATACTAGAGATAAATATCTCTAGTATGTCTTAAGCTCATGTCCAAGGACAAAAAGATCATTGGCAGCAAGAGACTCAAGTTCTCTTGCGAGTTGTGCTTGTTTGACACGATCTTTCGTGAATCTCTTCTTAAGAAGCTTATTGATAAAAGCTTCATCGGTCTTATACAAAGCGATGATGCTATCGATTGCTTTAATCTCTTGCAGGATCTGATTGGATTTACCACCACTGGTTTTGAGTTGATTGACCAGATCTTCGCGCATCCGCTGGATACGGATGACGCCCGTGTCGTATCTATTTACCATATCCTGATAAACATCAATGGGTCTGTCCCTGAAGAAGAGATAGAGCCATCCAAGCGCCGAAAAGATGGTGAGGATGACGTCTAAAACTGTATAACCCTCGAAAATACGTCTGTTAATAGCGATGAACTGCGCTGCCTGTATTTCTGCTTTCTTCTTAAAGATAGATGAATCATACATGCGATTTATGATCTCTAGTCCTTGCGCTAAAGCAAATCCACCACCCTGTCTTGCGACATACTGGTCTGCGGTCTGTTCAGCAGCTGTAAGGTCGTATTGATCAGAATTAGAGATACTCTTTAAGTGATTAATATTACCGCTAACAATACTAACAACTACTTTATCAGAGTGTTGAGCCAAATCCTGGATAGATCCTTTATCCATATCGACATTAAGATGCTTAAGTCCGATACTGATCGATACTTCCCTTTCTTTAAGATCGGTGGATTTATTCAGATTAGACATCAGTTGCAGGAGTACTACGTTAGTCCTGAAACACACGCCAAGGGCTGCCATGAAAGTAAAGCAATGGCCGATCTCGTGCATGATAACTGCAGCTACTGCTTCTACTGGGAAATCATTGCTGGTAATGAATGTATATCCAGTAAAGACAGAGTTGTGTATCTTAGCGAAGTCTCCTGTGACTTTGCCTGTCTTACGGGATACTGTACCTTTGAAGCCCTCCGGGTAGTCTTTCTCGATAGTTTCACTGACCTTATCAAGGAACTTTTTATTGTATTTACCAAATATGTCGTGTTGGATATCTAATATCGAGTTATGTAAAACAGGCGCAAACATCATCGTGTTTGCTACACTGGCTTTGATATTGTTATCTTTTACGACATGGAGTTTTGCAGTCATCCCAGTATACTTTTTCACCAGTTTAGCAAAAGCTTCATTGTCGGGTGCTTTCAAGAAGTCTTCATCAGTGAAATCATAGGCACTCTTATTGACAAGCACAAGTTCAGTGGGATTATTTCGCCAGTGTTGGATCAATGCTACCAGCTCTTTAAAAAAGCCAGAGGACTGACGATCTATCACGATCTCTTCACTAGAGATCGTGAGATCTTTCATCTCTGGCATGAAGTCTGTTATCTTACGCATGCGTATTCCTTAGAAATGTTTAAACAAGTGACCCTAAGTATATGCTCCTTTTTAAACCGGTGTAAAGAAGCCTCAAAGTCATAGGCTTATACCCCATGCGCTACCAGGAATCCTTATATGTCCTCCATGACCAATAAACCTATCCCTAAAGAAGATATCACCTCACGTGAATGTAGATTTGTCATCCCGATAGACCAAGGTCCTACTGATCTTCACCTAGTCAAAGAGAAAGTCTATCTCAAAGATGACAGTACTACCAAGAGAGTGATGCTCATTGAAGACTACAAAAGACCTTATTACGTTGCCAAGATGAATCAACGTAATTATAAGCAGAAAAAAGAAAGAGCACCATTAGAAAACCTTGAGGAAAGAACCGTTACCAGAAGAGAACAGTTCTTTGACCTTAAAAGAACACTTGGTATGCTCTGGCATAAAGGTCACCCCAATGAGGTCTATGGTAATCCTTACGTCTATGGTACTGACTACGAACATAGTAGTTATCTTAAATGGCAGTATCAGAAGAAGTATGATAAGTTCTCTCCTTTTGATATTGCGGTATTTGATATCGAGACAGATACCTTACACGGAACTAATAAAACCATCATCGCCACCCTTTCCTATAAAGACAAAGTCATCACTGCTGTAGTGAAGGACTTTGTTAAAGGGATTTATGATGTCAAAGCTGAGTTATATAAGAAATTTGACTTCTATCTAGGGGATGTCAAAAAGCAAAGAAAGATCGAGTGGGAGTTAGTGTTCGTTGATACAGCAGGACAAGCTATAGTAGAAGTCTTTAAAAGAGCACACTTATGGTCTCCTGACATCATCGCTATCTGGAATATCAACTTTGATCTTCCAAAGATCTTGGAAGATCTCAAAGATGAAGACATAGATGCTGGACAAGTATTATCAGACCCCTTAGTACCTATGGAATCTAGATACATCAAGTACCATGAAGGACCACTGTATCGCAAAAAAGAAGATGGGTCACTGACCCCCATGAAGCCAGCACAACGCTGGCATTGGGTAGAAGTACCTGCATCTTTTTACTTCATAGATGCGATGCAGGTGTATTACCAGATCCGTAAATCAGGACAAGATGAACCTAGCTATGCATTGGATGCTATCTTAGATAAAGAACTAGGGATCAGAAAACTCAAGTTCAAAGAAGCTGATCATCTTAAATCCAACTCTATCCAATGGCACAATTTCCTGCAGAAGAACTTTCCGCTTGAGTACATCATCTATAACGTCTTTGACTGTATCTCTATCGAGATCTTAGATGAACGTACTTATGATCTCTCGATCACTATGCCACTAGCCTTAAAGACATCTCATTTCAAGATCTACTCCTCTGAACCAAGAAGAACTTGGGATAAGTTATACGGATTCTTGATCGATAGAGGCTATGCACCAGGGACATCAGCTAACGTCACGATGCCACTGGATCAAAAACAAGTCAATCGACTGGACTGGATATCTACACTACCTGCACACTTGATGCTACTAAAAGAATCCAAATGGTATCTCGAGAAAGGTAAGTTCTATACCAAGATCAGAACCCACTGTGCAGACTCTGATATCTCAGCAGCTTACCCTAGCAATGGTGTAGCTTTAAATATCTCCAGAGAGACGACTTCTAAAGAGCTTCTCTCTATCCAGGGTGTGAACACATTAACACGCAAGATCCAAGGCATGAACATCTCTGGAGGCCATGCTAATGCTGTCGAATTCATGCATCATCTCTTCAATCTCCCTGACTTATTTGAGCTAGATAAGCTCTATCAAGAGCACTATCTGGGTAAGTCAAATATGTTATAATCAGGAGGATGTGAGTTCCTACTCCTCCTCCTTGACTACTGTTATTCATTCTTAATTTCATCTAAGGAAATGTTTATCTATGTTAGACACAAATGTAAATCGTCCTGACTTTGCTTGGCTGAATGAATCCTCACGGATCTTTCTTCACCGTGGATACCTTCTGGAAGGTACAGAACCTGAAGATCGGATAAGATATATCGCAAACCACGCTGAGAAATTATTAAACTATCCAGGCTTTGCTGATAAATTCTACCACTACATGGCAAGAGGCTATTATTCACTGGCTTCTCCTATCTGGTCTAATTTTGGTTTGGATAGAGGGTTACCCATTAGCTGTTTCGGATCCTTCATAGGCGACTCTATCTACGACATCATGAGTACCACTGCTGAAGTGGGTATGATGAGCAAAACAGGTGGTGGTACTTCAGGCTACTTCGGTGCTATCCGCCCACGTGGAGCACCGATCAAAGACAACGGTCATTCTGATGGTTCTTTTAACTTCGCTAAACTCTTCGATACGGTTATTGATGTTATCAGTCAAGGTACGTGTTACGAAGAAGGCACCGAAGTACTCACTGATAAAGGATTTAAAGATTTCAGAGATGTCAAGAAAGGTGAAGATCTTTTAGCGCATGTGGATGAGTATAACAATATCAGTTATACCGACACCTATGATCTCATCACCGAAGATCACAGTGGTGAGATGTATCACTACTACGCAGAAGGTAAATTTGATCTCTCTGTCACTCCTAACCATCGCATGGTCTTTGGTGGGTATCGATACAAAGGAGAAGGGGAAAACATCTTTCCTGACTGGGATGAGAAAACGGATATCGCTCAAGCCAAAGACTTAGTGTTAGATGACTATACCCGTCTTTTCTATCTGGACGAGAACACTAATGTCCAGTGGGTGGTAGGTAGCGATGTACAAGTCTCTAAAGTGGACTATCAAGGTAAAGTCTATTGTGCAACCGTTCCTCTAGGTAGGCTCATCGTTAGAAGGAACAACACGGTTTGCATTTCCGGAAACTCTCGTAAGGGTCAGTTTGCAGGGTATATCGATATCGAGCATCCTGATATCGAGGAATGGCTTGATATCCACAAAGAAGGTAACCCCATCCAGCTCATGTACTACGGTGTCTGTATCGGAGATCAGTGGTTAAAAGAGATGAAAGAAGGGGACTCTGAGAAAAGACGTATCTGGGCTAAAGTCCTGCAGCGTAAAGCTGAATCTGGTATCCCTTATCTCTTCTTCAAAGACAATGTCAATAATCAGAAGCCTGATGTCTACAAAGACAAAGACATGACGATCTATGCCAGTAACCTCTGTTGTGTTTCTGGTGATACCACCATCCTCACCAAGGAGTATGGTGATGTCCCAATAGCTGAACATGAGAATGAGTTTGTCACTGTCTGGAACGGGTTTGAATGGTCTCCCAATGTACAGTTACTTAAGACTAACACCAACCAAAGACTTTTCTTAGTAGAGCTTAGTAATGGTAAAAGCATCAGATGTACAGATTACCATAAGTGGTATATCAAATACAGCGAGAATGCTGATCCTATCGTAAAAGAAACGATAGATCTGTCACCAGGGGATAGACTAGATACCTGGTATCTGCCTGATAGTGATACTCCTGTGCCTGATGTACATGTAATATCTGTAACAGACATCTGCGAAAGAGAGGATGTGTATTGCTGTAATGAACCACTGCGTCATCGTGTTGTATTCAATGGTATCAATACCGGTAACTGCGAAATTGCACTCCCATCATCACTCGAGGAATCCTTCGTCTGTTGCTTGTCTTCCATGAATGCACTCTACTTTGATGAATGGAAAGATACTGATGCTGTGGAAACCATGACGTATTTCCTTGATGCTGTCATGGAAGAGTTTATCCAGAAGAGTAAATCTATCCCGATGATGGAGAAAGCCCACCGATTTGCTTCTCGTCACCGTGCGATTGGTATCGGTGTGTTGGGATGGCACTCTTATCTGCAGTATAAACACACACCTTTTGAATCCTTCCAAGCGATGCAGCTTAACAATGAGCTCTTCAAAACCATCCATGATAGATCTTACGCAGCATCTCGTGAGATTGCTGAACGATATGGTGAACCAGAGATTCTGAAAGGATATGGCAGGCGCAACACAACGACTATGAGCGTGGCTCCCACCAAGTCTTCATCCTTCATCTTAGGTGGAGTATCTCCGTCAGTGGAGCCTATCAGAAGCAACTACTACATCAAAGATCTGGCTAAGATCAAGACGACCTATCGTAACCCATTGCTCACTAAGGTCTTGCAAGAGAAAGGTCTTGATAATGAAGCAACTTGGCAATCGATACTCGTTAATGATGGATCAGTGCAGCATCTCGAAGGTCTTTCAGATGAAGATAAACAAGTATTCAAGACCTGGCAAGAGATCTCTCAGCTTACCATCATCCAGCAAGCAGCGCAACGTCAGAAGTATATCGATCAAGGGCAGTCTATCAACATCCTAGTCCATCCAGATACCCCAACGAAAGATATCAACCAACTTTATCTCACAGCCCATGAACTGGGGATGAAATCTATCTACTATCAGTTCAGTATGTCAGCCGCACAGAAGTTCAACAGAGCTTTGTTGAACACCTGTACGACCTGTGAGTCTTGATGTATAAATAAACTACACGTCATAGTCCCCCTAGGGTACCATCATCGGTACCCTAGGGGTATATGCCGTCTTCATCACTACTATCGATATAAGATCTCTTATTGATACACACCTGTGGTGTGTTGGTAACAGATTTGTTGGTAGATTTTGGTTTTCTTGATCTGATGTTTACCAGCATGTGCGAGTAGTGATGTCGATACCAATGAGATCATCGACAGCACTGTGATACTTAAGTGATCATGGTAGATCATGTTGTACCAACCAGCACACACTGCAAATAAAAACATCTCTATCGAAAAAGCGATCATCATCGCTCTTCGATATCTTTTCATCAGGATCTTTGGGAGTCTCCAGTAAGCAAGCAGTGCATACAAGGAGAGTCCCATCGATACCACGGTAGATAGAAGCGTGATATACATAAACGCTATCCTTTTTTAAATATGGTTAAACGAATAGTTTACCTTCGGTTAAAAGATACAGGTGTAGAACTACACCCACCCTAGCATAAATGGTTGTCAATGATGAACTGAATGTAATCAGGATCTCCTTTCACAGAGACATGGGAGAGACCATAGCGTCTTGCTTTCTTCAGTCTATAACAGAGGATCCAGATATAGACCACCATACCCTGCAGGAACGCCCACAAGACATAGAGCGAGAATAATAAAAAGACATAGACTTCACCACTATAGAACTGCAATGGGATCGTTGACATCGTCATGAATGCTATCGTATATATCGTAAAGAGGAACTTGTTGAAGACAGATATCCGAGTGAAGATCACTAAGGATATCATCAGCCATGCCATGATCCCTACGAGATAACTTAGTACGGTATACATCATAGACAGTGCTACCTATAGATCTTTTTAAAGATAGTAGTATCAAGATCACAGTATGACATAAAAAATAATACAACATATATACCTGTTAGCTGTCCTTATCAGACAGCTAACAGGGAGGGGTTTTATGTTCACGATAGATAGACAAAGAGAAACTGACCACCACGATGAGTAAAAAGCTCATGTTTGTCCAGAGAAAACCATGTTCTTTGATATGCTTTATCGTTGCAAAGAAGAGATAGAAATAAAGCGTGTAGAAGAAGAGGTGTGTGGTACATTTAAACCAGGATTTGTTTTCTTCAAACAGCATGAATACGGTTGCAAATATCAGACTAAATAAGATATAGGCATTTAGGTCCATTTGATCCATTTGATTATTCCTTCTTATAAAGCTTATACATGACTTATTTTGGTTAAGTCATGTTAGGATATGTAAAAATAGAGATATCGCCTCAGAGAGGCTCTGAGAGCCTCCTAGAGGCATCCGTGTATATGAACACGACTCTCTAAGAGGTTACCATAGGTGACCTCGATGAAAATAAAAGATATCATGCATCCCTGATGTACCTACGGGTACATCAGGGTACAAGGGGTTTACGCCGCTTTATTCCACAGCATAAAAACCAGCGCATTTGAATACGCTGGTCTTGACAACCTCACCATCGATAACCCTCTCCTCTGTTACCCTTTCTGTAAGGGAATACAGAGGAACAATGCCTGCTTGTTTCAGGCAATCCTCCAGATGTGCCATCAGGTAAGGAGCTCCGCCGATATGGGCGTATTTGGCTCCTTTCTCCTTGGCCAGGGTAGCCAACATGGCTGCTCTACCCATGATGGCGTACTTTGATACTTCCTGTGGACGGAAGGTTAAATTCTTCTTAACATATGCTTTTTCTGCATCTGTCAGATCCACCCAGTTATGGATGATCGCTTTTTGATCCGGGGTGGGTTCGTGTTGTGTCAGGCTGATTACGGGTTCAACGGCAAACATGATAGACTCCTATTGAGATGTTAAATCGGGATACGTGGGTTTATGACAAGCAGTATCTTATCATTAAGGTAATCATCCCTTGGGAGAGCATTAAGAATGCGATCCACAGAAAGATCTTACCGACGATACTAAAGCTCGTCTTGTAGTAGCGCTTAAGACCTAATAAGGACTGCACGCTATAATAAGCAAGCCATGTTCTCATGACTGTCTCCTTTAGACAATGTTCTCATTACACCAGAACTTGCGGAATAACCGCCGTTCAGTTTTCTTGAATTTCTTGGGTTTGACCTTCTTACCTAGAGTCCTGTCAAACTGACGCATGAAGTTCAGGTCTTCGGTGATGTAGTCAACACCAGACGCATCTAAAGCAGCACGCATGATGCGTTCCTTTTCATACTTCGCAGTCCCTGCAAAGAAGAGAAAGCAAGCTACGATCAATGATGACGTCAGCACTGCAAAGAGGACGACTGCCCAAGTAGGGATCATCCCTTTGGGTAGAAATGCAATCAACCAGATAAACATCAACGATGCTATTGTCAATCCAGTATAATAAAACTTCTCTCTGAACGAGAAGGGTGTTATCCACCACAGTTGAACCAGCATCACTGTGCAGAGTGATGATGCAATCGTTGCAAGAAGGTTGTAAGTACCGTACATTTGAATATCTCCAAGATAGATTAAAGATTAGAAAAAAGATCATCATAGATACCTCTCGGTAGATGATGTATTTAGACGACTACGAAGTAGGGATTTTCAACCGAAAAGACCAATGGTCGTCTATGGAGATAGTATATATCTGAAAAAATTTAGATTGCAAAATGCAAAAATAATAGCATGCGTCATAGACCCCTAGTGATACCTATCTAAGGTATCACTAGGGTAGCAAACGTTTTCTGTGTGAAGATAAGAGATACGTGTGTCATTAACTAAGGGTGTATCTCTTATCTGTAGATCAGATCACTTCTTACCAAGTTTCTCAGCAGCATCTTGGCTGAAGTAGGTAGCAACTTTCTTCATCGTAGAGTTGCGGGTAGATACTCCTGCGATCTCGATGCTGGATTTGACACTACCGTACTTGGTGATAGTAGAACCATCACCGTCTTTCTTACCAGGGACACGGACTTCTTGACTGCGCAGCATCTCATGGTTGATCTTGTCATGAGAACGGATCGTCGGGATAGAAACAGTAGCACTTTCAAGATCACCGTGTTTCTTCAGACCATCGATCGCGACTTCTGAGAACGCGACTTGTGAAGCTACAGCAAAATCAGACAGTGCACTTACTACTGCTTTGCAGTCTTTCAGGGTGACGTTTTCCGGCAAGGTGTTTTCAAAGACACCTTCGCCTGCAGTGACCACACCGGTTTTACCATCAAAAGACATGGTCTTCTTGATGGCATCAGCTTTGTCACGCAGGTCTTGTGAGATGATCTTTGATTCAACGATGTTGTTTGACATGGATTATTCCTTCTAGATCTAGATAAAAAGAAAAGTGGTGTTAATCAGGGACTAACACTGGATGCATGAATCTCGTGTAAAAATACCATGCATCCAGGATGTATAATGTATATCTGAATTTTATTCAGATATACAAAGCGTATATCTGAATTTTATTCAGATATACAAAGCGAACATGGTGAGCTAATGTATACCTTAAAATTATTTATTTTAAGGTATACGCTCTGAGCATAGATCTAGGCTGTGATATAGTCAAATCCACGTATCTTGGTAGAGTACGCTACCGGGATCGATACTTCACCAATGTAGAGATAGCTGTTTGGTTTGGCTTTCAGGGTGATGTAATCACGGTTATCCTGACGGTATTTCAGGATAGAGACAGATTGGGTAAGCAAAGGTATCTTGTTCTTAAAGAAAGTTAAGATATCCTCATCGGTTTCGACATACTCTGGGATCTTTACCAATGATTTATTAAAGATCTGCCAGAGGACCTGTAGATCTAGTCTGCGGTAATGGTAATAATCGTATCCCTTGTAGTCTGAAGTCAATGTAGCTGTGACCAGTACTTTGGTATTGGTCTCGATGGTAGCATTGGGATCTTGAGGAGAGATAGAGATGTCTTTGGTCTTGATCGGTGGACCTAAAGTCACATCTGTATCGATGAAATCAGTATCGTTATCAAAGTTCATCTGGTATAGGAGGTTTTCTGTCTCTGAGAGGTTCTCATCAAACTCTCCTGACCAGAGGTGGATCTTGTCGTAGAAGTTGCTGTCTTTTTGCATGAGGATCTCTTATTGTGGCGCTATCGTGATCAGAGCTTGGTTGATGTAGGTATAATTAGTATTATCTTTGTTTGCTGTGATCGTGATGACTTTAGTATTAGCGATAGAAGATACCTGATAAGAGCACGCTGATCTGATCAGACCTATCTGTTCTACGACTTTTTTGATACAGTCCTCATCTGAGAGATCTGCTGCATGGGTATCGATGATCTTTTTATTTGACCCTAGTTTTTTGATAGCGAGTTTATCGATATCGATACGGTTATAGATCAGTAGCACTGATCTCGCAAGGACGGATTGATCTTTTTTATTGGTGATCAGGAGTTGGGTATTGTAGATACGGTCATCATGACCAGGTTCTTTTTTGATACGGTAGAGTTCATTGACGTCTTCAGGGAGGGTGATGTTGGTGTTCTCTGGAGTTATGTTGTTGGTGATGATGGTGTTAGCGAGAAGATAGAGGTTCTCGACAGAGGTTTTGGTGATATCGATATTCATAGAAGCATTTCCTATAGAGGGACTCATATAAGAAAAAGAAGAGGTCATAGATCCTTACTAGCTATCCATCAAGGGTAGCTAGTAAGGATAGAGGGTGTTATGACGTGTATACGTCTATTAGACTGTTCCCAACATCTTAGTTGTATCTAAGACCCTGAGAATCAATCTGCTTTGGGCCGGATGCTTCTTCACCTCTGATTTTCCATTCGCTGGAAGCGAGGTTGGGGAGGAGGGGTTGCAGACGGGTTTTCTCTTCTTCTGAATCTACATAGACCTTAGCGACATGGGAGCTATCAAAAGCAGATGATCCAACGGACACCAATCCAGGATAGAGATCTACTCTTTCGATCACCATGTGTGAGAACGCACGCTCTTGGAGTTCCGTGACATTGATGAGATCCAGTTTACCATCGATGTGTGCTTGATCTAAGAAGTTACCTGGTACTTGGGCCAGAGCTTTACTAACGATGACATTGTTCAAACTCTTCGCTGCGATCAAATCTTCAAAGTCAGAAGAGCCGATCATATCAGAAGTGAAGTAGAACTTAGAATTGCCATCATGTCCAGAGAAGGTAAACTCAGAGTAGGTATCATGATTTCTATCAGCAGCACCTTGATCATGGGTGGGAGTATATTTAACTACACCCAGATGACCATCTTGGTTCACTACTTTGTTCTTGATAACCGCAGTGAAAGACTTGACGCTAGAGGTGTTGATCAATGAGACTTTACCGAAAGCATTATCACCCAGTCTCTCAATAGACTCTGGTAAGGTCAGTTCTTCAGTGGCTTCACTACCACTATTCGCAAAGGCATTCTCACCAACTTCTACCAGTTTGTTGCTCCACTGGATGTGGTTGATCTTGGATACTGCTTCTTTGAAAGCATCTTTACCGATCTTGGTGATGTTGTTGTGGAAGTAGAAAGAATGGAATTCTGTTCCATCTGTAACCTCACCTTTTTTGGCAAAGCCCTCGGGTACTTCTGTGACGTCAACTGGGAATGCAATCTCGCTAAGACCTTGGACGACACCAAGGCTTGCTTTGTTATCCATCTTGAAGAAGATGTAGTGTGCATTAAAGTTTTTGCACACGCCTACATCGTGAGCACGATCACTAAGCTGGTAGCTAATATTACCGATAAAGGCTTTTGAATTCTCATCTGCTGTGACAGTGTATACTACCTTACCGGTTGCGAAATCTTCTTTATCGATATCGTCGGTGATGGTGATATTCGTATCAGAAGGGAGATCTAATTGCTCTTTGATATAGGCTTTGACATTATTGTCAAACGGTGTGCTATACACTTCTTCAAAATCACTGCCACTGACGGTGTATCTCAGCACCTGATTTTGCTTATTCTTGTTCTCAATATCGACATTTTTAGCTTTAGCAAAACCAGAGAGGTTCAGACGACGATAGTTCAAGGTGTAGGTCTTTTTCTTACTACCGTCAGTGTAGACCACACTCATTTTGGTGTTACGGGTGAAGCTATCTGCGTTGTCATCATCAGAGGTGCTGACACCTTCGATGACAGTAAGAGATCCCAGAGTCACCCCTGTACCATCGGTCGGGATCACTGTCTGATCCCCACCACTACGCAGATCTTCGTTTAAAAGATCGATGATGACTTTGGTCTCTGTAGTATTTTTATCAATACTCATGGTGTTGTGTCCTTTATGTTAGATAGATTAAAATTAACCGTGGTAGTGTAAGCCTTCAGAGGTGATCACTTTCGGCTCAGACTCATCAGGGTTAGCTGGGTTGGGAGGAGTAGGAGTGGTAGACTCACGATGCTCCCAAGTAGCAGAAGCGAGTACTGGAGCAAGAGCCTTGATACGATCTTCTTCTGCTTTGTTGTCAACAACGACTTTAGTGACAGTAGTGTTTTGGAAAGCATGTTCTGCTACTTGGGTGAGTGCAGGTGAGAACTCTACCTTATCAATAGTAGCATCTTTGAAAGCATTACCGATAGTGGTAACATGTTTCAGATTCAAGACATGTCCTTCACCCAGAGTGAGATGATTAAATGCATCATCAGGAACTGCAGTATAGTCTTTGCTCAGAGTAACATCTTTGATCAAAGATACAAAAGAACTCTCATGCAAGAGATCTGCATGGGTGGAGAGGTCGGTAGTAGTCAAGAAGAGTTTCGTGTCTTCATGACGACCATTGAACGTAAGTTCTGAATAGTTACTGTGCTCAGTGTCACCACGACCTTGTTCATCAGTAGGCAGATACTTCAGATAACCATTGTTATCTGTCGTTCTTGCTGCATCGACTTTCAGGGCTGCGATGTAAGAAGGCAGTGTGGTGAAAGTAAGACCTTTGACGATACCAAAAGCTTTGTTACCGATAGTGGTGAGGTTACCAGGGACAGCAACGACATCAGAAGTAGCTCCTACAAATGCTTCTTCACCAATGCTGGTCAGAGATGCCGGTAAACCACCTTCGATATCACTCAAAGAAGAGACAGAACTTGCAAAAGCACGGCTACCGATAGAGGCGACCTTATCATGCAGTGTAAGTTTATCAATCTTCACATCAGTGTTAGCGAAACCTTCAGGGACTTCATTAAGTCCTACGGGGAAGACCAGTTGTTTCAGTTCCAGATTACTTAACTTAGTAGCTGCTTCTACTTTGCTAAAGCCATGGGTATCGTCTTTCTTGACATACTCAGCAAAGTTCTTAGCTCTGGTGAGTGCTTTGTAAGGTACAACACCATGGTAGAGATAAGAATGGATAGAGATCGCGACATTGAAAGTAGAGACACCTGTTTTGATATCATACTCCTCACCATCAGCGATATCTGCATCAGAGACCAGACCAAAGACTTCTTTGATCTTATCCACTGCTACTTTCTTATACGCTTCAGCATCGGTTGCAACGCCTTCGCTATCATGACGCAAGATCTCGTTGTTGCCTTTGGTGTTATCCAAATCAACTGCTGATTCTTGCGCTACACCTTTTAAGTGCAGTCTACGATAGTTGAAGACGATCTTTTGGGTTTGACCTTCTCTTGTGTAAGAGAGTTGGATCTGGGTGTTGGGGACGATAGTAGTGTCATCAAAGGTGTCTGTTACACCCGGTAAGACATTCGGTGCACCGAAAGTGACATCTTCGACCACAGTCGGTGCGCTAAATCCGACCTTCTGTTTGGTCAGATCTTCGTTGAGCTGACGCAATATGTTCAGCTTCTCAGGGATGGTTTTATCGATTTTCATCAAAGTTACCTTAAGGATTTAAATGAAAGTACTACGACAACATGAAATCTTATTTACAAGAAACATGCTCAAAAAATAAAAGAAAAAAATAAAATAGGGTAGTGATGATCCAGAGGAGATGACTCCTCTGGATCTTCTAGGTTATGACTGTGATTCTTTGGTCACAGTCACGGTGGTTTTATCGTCTTCCATAAACCACCAGATAGCGGTGGCTACAGCAGTGAAGATACCAGTGGTAACCAGATAGGCTGTTGACTTTGACATAGTTGTTCTCCTGTTGTTAGGACTGTAAAGAAAGGTGTTACTGTCATGTCAAAGACTGCAACACCCATTTAGGGTTAACGATCCATCTAGGATCAATGGTGAACTAAATCACCGTGCGCACGAGCCCCGATATAAGTTAATATCAGGCTAACGAGTGCGCATTTAATGACTATCTCCAGAATGGATTCTGTTTGTGGAAACATGATTCCATATTGGAAATAGACGGGCTCTGGGGTGATCCACACGTACATGGGGTACACCGCTAGAGCCAACATTGCAGCCATGTGGGCTACTTTGGTAGCCACATGGTTGTGATATTTATGGTAGCTGAAGACTTGATAGGTTCTGAATCCTACCAACATGAATGCGAAAACACCGTAAATGTGAAAGGTTGGGGTGTTTAGCATGTTTAATATATCAGACATGAATTTTGTCTCCTTTATAAAAAAGATCGTAAGGTGACGTCTCTTAAAGTCGACGTCATTGACTTATATAAAGGTTGGGAAGGTCATCTTGCGATCACCTTCATGTAAAATGATATATATCTGAAAAAATCTAGATTGCACTTTATGCGTCATTTCTTCCTCAGTCTTATAGACTGACTCAGATAGACGCTACGCGTCATAAATCCCCTACCCAGGATGTTAGGTCCTGGGTAGGGTTTATGACGTCTAGTCTTTTGGACTGTATAGACTTACATCACACGACTGTCTTGCGGGCATTGAGTACCGTGTTGACAGGAGTGTATTCTCTTGCAAATGCAGGTTGATCTTTAGGCAGAGGTGATGTTGGACTCACCACAGTCTCTTTTGGGGAGGCTGCTGCTTGCATCATCCCTGGGTTTGCCACAGTACCTGGTGGTGTCTGTTGCAGTACCATAAGGACTTGTTTTAAGATCTCCAGTTGATCTTTGCTGACAGTGATCTGTTCTTGCATGAGATTTGGCATGGATACCAGTGCTTCACTATGCAGATCACGTTGTTTGATCTGTTGCATCTCTTGTACACGAGAGGTATCGGGTCTTCTTGCCATGGGATCAGCATTTCTCACATACTCCTGGATCGCTCTGTCTTGCGGTGAGACTTGGTTGTTGGTAAGTCCGTCGTAAGTATCCGCTTTGACATAGCCGTCTTTCAAAGGACCAACAGCTTGAGCATTAGGCGTATTAGTAGCATCAGTAGACAGATCTGTATTCGCAGATGCTGCCTGACCACCACCAGAGAGATCACGCCAAAGTGTTACTGCACCACCTCTACCACTACGATAAGGCATGATGGAACGTTGCACCCAATCAGAGACCCAGTTGCGACCATTGTAGATCTGGATATGACCATGGGGATGACCACCCGTTCTACCATAGACGATGACATCTCCGATCATGTACTGTCCGTCATTAGGAACTCTTGTAAAACCAATCGTTCCTAAGAGATCGTTGTACATGTACGCTGACCCTAGAGGGGTGAACTTATACCCTGCTGCTTGTAATGCTTTTCTGACGTATTCTGCACAACGTCCACGGGAGGTGGATGCTGCATTAGAAGTTGCATAGGTAGCAGCTTTGACAGCTTTATCAGATCCTTTACCGACACTTGAGTTGATATTCCTATCCTCACCATTGTTGGCTGGGACAAAATCATCACCTGTGTTGACAGGATTTAAGATGGCATTACCAGAGTAGCTACTGCTAGGATCACCATAGGAGGTGGTTTTCATTAAACCATAGCCGTCTGTATTCGGACCTATGGAGGAAGCTATTTGGTTGTAGTTTCCTGTAGTAGACTGATCTCCACTGACAGGAGCAGCTGTACTCTGACTCGTACTAGAGGCATTGTCCACCCCTTGCATACCTTGCTGGATACCTGCCATCAGTGATGACGTAGACCCTAAGGAGGATGAGATATCATTACTCGGAGTTGCATTAGCACCATTTTTCTCGAATTTAGCATAGCCTTTATCAGCAAATGCTTTATATCGACTGTTAATGGCACCAGCCCAGTAGTTGTAGAAGTTTAAAGGTGTTGCAGATCCTGCACTTCTAGGAAGGTTAGACTGCATGTTTTTACCGATTTTACCGTCTACAGAAGAACCCGTTCTTGCAGCATGATAGATCTGATTTAATCCTCCTGCACCTTGCTGGTGTGCCAGATAGAGGTGTAGCGGGTTATCCATGGGAGCGCCTTTGACTCTTCTAGCATTGATCGCCATATAAGCTTTCGTTGCGGCGAAGTTGATCCCAGGATTCATGACGTTATCAAAACCACCGATAGCACCTTTGAGTAAAGCATTAGCTTCACCCCAGGCATCACTACCCATCTGACCTAAACCTCTGTAGAGACCATTAGGAGCTACTGCTGATGCATCTCCCATGGATTCTATCGCGATAAACTGGTTCATGAGCTTGTTATCTGAACCAAATATCGGTTTACCATTACGGGTACCGGTGCGATAGAGTTTGGCTTGCAAAGCTTCATCGAGGATAGGGATACCGGTCCTGATCTTAATCGCAGGAGAAGGGACTTCTGACCCCACGGGGGGTATTTGACCACCACCATAGGAGACATCAGACACTTGTGCCATCTGACCTTGATTGATGCCTTGCTGGATGCCTTGCGTCATCCCGGCCATACCGATGCCTCCTACGGATGCCATGGATGATGTCATCCCGGAGACTGAATCAGCATAAGCTCCTGGTCTTGCTATCGATGTAGGAGGAAGTGTTGTATCAGAAGAACTCTTGTCATTGCCATAGACAAAATCCATGATCGATTTTGTTAAGGATGAGTTCTTGACGGAGTTTAAAAAGCTATCGTAGTTGTTGGTAGCTTCTTTCTTATCAGCATCTTGACTTGATACTTTCTCTTCTTGTACCTGATCTTTCGCTTGTTTTCTAAGATAAGCGATATTGTCATCGGTAGTGAAAGCATACTGGTTTAGTTCGTAGTCTTTCCAAGGAGAAGTCTTCATGGTGAAGACTGAATCTCCACGAGTCTCATTAGCAGATTGCTTCAGATCAGTGGTTGCCATCAGGAGGTTTCTGGCGATATTGAGTTTCGCGTATACTGAGAGGTTCTCTGCTTTATGGAGATTTTTAGCATCTCTGATCTGATACTGCGCTAAGATCGCACGCCATTTCAGGTATACAGGCAAGAACCTTTCCTGGATGTAAGTCGAGACTGACCATCTGGAGTTCATGTTGACACCTGTGTTGATGAACATGTCTAGGATCTTAGAGAGATCACCTCTGTAGATACAGGTGTTATCATCTTTGAGGGTGATCCCTGGATCTTGATCAAAGGTCTGTTCTAGCTGCATGAGCTGGATGACTCTGTTTCTATCATCGACTGCAGTAAGACCATAGCACTTCAGCCTGATCGCTGTTAATGCATCGATCTTGATCTCACCTGTGGTGGTGGAGATCTTGATCGGTGTGAAGCTTGCTTCCTTGACATTAGCAGAGATGTTAGACAAAGATGCTCCAGCAACAGTGTTTGTAATAGTCGATAATGCTTTATTGTTGTCCTGAGACAGACGAGCTTCTATCTGACTACGTTCTTGTTGCTTACGGATCGCATACTCACTATCAGACTCAAACCAAGGTCTAGAGAAGAATCCATCGGTCTCATCTAAAGCAGATTTAACCGCAGTCTCTTTTAGCTCTTGGGATCTTTGATTTAAGAGGTTGGCTACATCTCCTGGACCCATCGGGAGTTTAGAGAGATCAAAGGGGTTGATGTTACATTGATACATCGAAGCAGGTGCTGTTCTTAAGGCTTCGATGATGTTGTATTTCTCTTCAGGTTTCACCTCGTCTAGATAAGCAATGATCTTCTTCGGATAATACACTTTCAATGCTTGGACGTTCATCTGGAACACCGGGATGAAACGTTCCTCTAACCAAGTCTGGATATAACTCAGTCTTTCCTCTGTAGTCTCTTCAGTGATACCAAAGAGTTTATACGCTTCTTCCCCATCGATCTTTTCACGATCTACTAACCATTGTCCGTTATGTTCTACCAAGGCTTCTTCAACGATCTTCTCTAGCGTAAGGATAGGATCGATGAATTCTTTCTGTTTAGGATCGAAACCATATTGGACAAAGCGGATATGTTCCATCTCAGAGAGCTTACCTTTCTTGACCCAGTGACGGATACCGTTGATACCCATACCAGCACCGGTACCGAGCAATCCCCCGATACCAGCACCTATCAAAGTACCTACACCAGGGAAGATCAGAGTACCGATAGCGGCCCCTGCGCCAGCACCACCTAGACCCATGGATCCTGAGACGACTTTGTCAGTATCGCCTGTGACGACACCATCGTAGATATCTTTGGTGTCCAGCACTGCACCAATACCAACTCCAGCCACTCCTGCAAATCTTCCTCCTACTCTAAGGGCTGCTCCTCCTGCACGAGTGACACCACCGGTGATGCGAGCAGCAGAAGAAGCAGCTCGAGATCCTGCTTGGGCGACTGCTGACGCTCCACCACTAATACCACTACCCATACCAAGACCTCTTAAAACAGAGCCACCTGCTTTAGCGACCCCTTGGAAGATACCTTTGGTCAATGTCTTACCTGTCTCCCACAGACCTTTAACAACTTTAGTCACTCCCCACTTGTTGTAGTTCAAAAGTCCTTTGAAGAGTTTCGAGATATAGCGTTTACCGATATTCAAGATACCTTTAAAAGCTTTTGGACCCCAGTCTGTCAAGCCTTTCCAGAGGAGTTTAGGGACTTGTTTCATTGTCCACCAAAGACCTTTGGTGAGTTTCTTCATACCCCACCATACAGCTTTTCTGATACCGCCAGTGAGAAGTGCAAGTCCACCTCCAAGGATAGTACTGATAACACCTTTAAGACCACCACCTAGTAGACCAAAGAGTTTACTTAAGAGAGACTGTTTCTTCTTCTCAGGATGACTCGCGTTAGCATTGACATTGACCGCGTTTGCTGCACCATGTTGATTACGATGCTGAAGGATATCCGCAACAGAGTTTTCGACATCTCCATCACCATCACTATCCCCTAGTCTACGACGTCCTGGCAATCTTTCATCTAAAGTAATCGCGATAGATTTAAGTCTATCCAACATAGAGACAGATGTCTGGGCTGACTGCACCTGAGCTTCAGTCTGCAAAGTAGACTGATCTTGTTCTGAAAGAGATCTCAGTCTTGATAAGAGATTACTTCCAGCACCACGGACATTAGCAAGATAGCGTGTACTTGTTTCTTTGATACGAGAGCCTGTAGCTCCAGTGAGCACACGCTCTTTAAGGGGGTGTATGACGTTGTTAATGTTGTTAAGGATACCGCTACTGTCTGGAGGAGAAGGTAGTGCTCTTGATATTCGTGCTCCTACATACTCGATCCCACGGGTGTTACGATCAGCGATCTCGTTATAACGATCTCTTAGGTATCTTACCCCAGATCCTACTTTACCCATGGTGGATGTGAGTCCACCAGACGCAGTAGAGATCCTATCACGGGTCGTACGGATACGATCTCGGATAGATCTACGGCGCTTGATCTTTAAGGATTTGCCATTAGGGAGGAATAGCCCTTGCTCGATATCCTCATCACTAAGAACGATATTACCATAGAGGTCTACGACGGTACCATCGATATCTCTTACGGTATCGATGGACTTACCGGTATCAGCGTCGAAGTAATGACCATCTTTCATCTCTTGTTTTAGAAGAGCAGGAGTAGATCTCCCTCTGACATAGACGTCAGATGCTCTACCAAAGACTCCTTCTTTGACTGCATTCATGGCAGTAAAAGGAGATTTCAGCATGTACAAGGATACGCCAATAGAAGTCTTAGCCATAGACCAGTACTTCTTCAAAGCACCTTTAGTGATCGCTTTGAAAGTAGAGATCACGCCTCTAGGACCGATGATCTTAGCAGACATGAGTTCATCTTCAGTGATGACTACCATGCCTTGATCATCTAGCACGGTTCCCATGACATCGATTAAAGAATGTATCGGTGAACCATCGGTGTTGAAATACCCACCGTGCTTCATGACAGCATTTAACATACGGGGTGATGACTCACCAGGGATATAGACGTCCCCTTCAGAGCCTTCAGTAGGTGTTTGCCGTGCTCTATCGTAGAGCTTCTTACCGATCATGAAAGGTAGGAGTGATGGTGCAAGGGATGCAACTGTACCCCACTTCATCAGAGATCCTAGTTTACCTCCAAACATCTGTGCACGTGCTGAGAGCTGAGAAGGTAGCATCCCATGGAACATGGATGCAAAGAGTGAGGATCTTTGTTCATCATCACGGATGTTGAGTAATGATCTCGTAAGGCCTGTATCTTGACCTTGAGTAGAGGACTGTGCTAAAGCAAGTCTTCTGTAGTTAGAGATGGCTCTGACTTCATTTCTAAGTGCTGCTACTTGACTTGCTGTCTGTTGGATGGCTTGTTGTTGTGACTGAGATGCTACGCGAGATGCTGCACCGCCATAGTTGAATGACTGCGGATAACTTGTCTGAGTGAAGGGACTGGTGATTTGAGATTGATTATAGCCACGACTACCGTAAGCGTTATTACCTCTCACCTGTACTGACTGCTCTCTAGAAGTAGATCCTTCTAAAGAAGTTCTTCTGAGATTACGGTTATTCCAGCTATTTCTTGCAAAAGAGACATTGCGATTGAACGCATGTCTTAGCTCTCCTCCTAAACCACGATTACGGTTAGGATAATCAGGGTTATTAGGATCAAAGCGAGAAGGAGTAGTAGAGATATCATCATCACTACTACGGGTGATAAGGTCAAATAAACGATCTCTATCAATGACCCCGTTGTCTTTGATGATCCCTTGTTCCAAGAGGATATCCCCGTATCCTGCATCCATCAACTGTTGGATGGTCTCTAAGAGGTTAGAGGTCGTAGGTACGATCTGTCCTACTTGACGACGGAACCTTAATAATTTCTCGTCATTATCGAGATACTGATCGAAGATCTTAGCAGCAAGTTCTGCTTTATCAGCTCCTAAGGATGCAAATGTATTTTTGGAAGTTAAGTAGTCTCTATCGTAGCGTTTACGACCTTTACGGATATCGGTGCTGATGACCCGCATGATGGCTTCACGATCTTTGTTAGAGAGATCGTTATTGGGGTCGATCTGATCGAAGATATATTTCGTATCAGATCTGAAGGTCTGATTGAGTTTATTGGGTAATGCTTTCTCCATGATAGAGGTAGTTAAAGCAGCAGCTCCTGTGAAGGATCCCTTAGTGAAATCATACTTGATCTCTTCAGCATCTTGTCCTGTTCTGATAGAAGTGATCCCTTGCAAGATCTTAGCCAGATATCCTGGGATGACATCAGTGATAGAGCGTGATACTCTTCCTGAGAAGATCGCAGGTTTGGTAAGGGAAGAATAAGCGTATCTTTCTACAGAGAGTTGTCTGCCTTTTAACGCATTTCCAGTCATCTCTCTTAAGACATCAATACCTCCAGAGACTCCAGGGATACGAGAGAACTCATGCTCATCGGCAAACTTATTTAAGTAATAAGGCAGGTTATTTAAGATGAGCTGTGCTGAAGCACCACCTTTATTAACTTGATCTGCCCAAGGGAAAGTCTTACCATTGATCTTCTTCTTACCCGTGACGATGTCTTTGACCTGACGGAAGAGTTTATCCTTGATCTCACCACCAACAAATCCACCAAAGCCTTGACCTAACATCGAGGCTTTACTCATCTGTGGACCACCGAAAGTATCGTCGTTGGCCATAGAAGCTGCCATCTGCACATCAGAGATAGCAGGACCTACTGCTGAGACAAATCCTGATACCCAACCTTTGGCAGATTCTTTTGCTTCTCTTAAGAAGTTCGCTAAGAAGTTATTGCCATTGAAAGCATAGTCCAACATCCTGCCATACATGCGTTGTTTGGCAGAGGTCATGAACATCTCGGATCCTTTCAACTTCACGTAGTCAGGAAGACCAGTGTTCTTATTGATAGAAGCTAAAACTGATTTTGCTTCTTGTCTAAAAGCTGAAGTCTCTTCAACCAAACGAAATAAAAGATTGGTTCTCTTGAGTGATGCTTCTAGGTTCTTACGTTGATACTTGATTTGGACATTGTCATTGTAGTTGACCTGTGCGATCGTTGCTTTTCGGATAGCATCAAGCTGAGAGATAGAGTCTCTGAAACGAGAGTGTTCAATGATAGATTTTAATCCATCACGCTTGTCTTGTCGTTCTTGACGTTGTTTATCCAGTTCTGATTGAGCGGAGAAGATAGAGGTCAGTTCTTGTTGGATTAAGGCTGACTCATCTTGCTTCTTGCTGAAATTATAATCTGATCTTCTTTGATCGGTGAGTTCTTTGAGTTTATTAAACCAAGTCTCTGGTAAGACTTTCTGTGATGAGTCTAGTGTAGATGCGGCAAGTTTCTTTAAGTCTTGTTTGTAAGGCTCGAACTCTTTTAGAGCATCTCTGACGACTTCAGTGTAAGCAGACTTGACTTGATCTTTAGCAGAGATGATATCACCGTAGCCTTTAGGGAGTGCATCTTTGACGATACGCTCGATATCGGTTGACTTAAACTCCCCCACCACCCCTTCTTTGAAAGAAGAGAAGGTGATGGAAGGTTTTCTTTTGTCATCGGGTAGCTCTGCTTCAAAACCAAAATCATCGAAATCGACATCTTCAAGTCTTGAGAAATCATCATCGTCCCTGGGCTTTTGATTGTCTTTACCCCAGAAATTAAATAGTGACATATTTAGGTACTCCGTTATTAAACGTTCAACAAATTAGGATCTCTTGCCATGGCGAAAATCTATCTTCCTTTTAACATCTCCATCTTGAACCTGGATGATGAGAATCTAAGAACCTTACCCAAGATCACAGAACTGTCGATCTTTGACAGCAGTAAAGAAGTCTTTCACCCAGAAGGCTTGTACTCAGATAAGATCTTTGGACCGATTGGGTCCGAGATGCGTTATAAGGTCTTTGCGTATATTGATATCAAGCTAAAAGTCATCCATCCTGTCATCTACCAAGCTTTGATCAAAGCAAGGAAATTCTATCGTGACATCATGAGTGGGGTGGAGTATGCAGTATTCAATCAACAGAAAAGGGACTTTGAGAAAAGTGATGTCTTGCAAGGTGAAACTGGATATGCTTTCTTCATCCGTTATTTCTCTATGTTATCTCTGCAAGACACAGGCTCTGATGATAGAAAAAGAGCGATAGCGTTACTGCAGAAGTATAAAGATAAGGTACTATTAGACAAAGTCATTGTCATGCCTGCAGGATATAGAGATGTGGAGTTCAAAGACCGTGGACCTACTCCTGATGAGTTAAATACTTATTATCAAGCCTTGATCAGACAGTCTAACAACATCTCTTTAGAGGTAGCTACCGTCAATGAAGCCTTGTATGACAAGACTCGGTATGCCATGCAAGAAGCGTTAAATGATCTTTATAATGCTATCGCTGAACGAGTCGAGGGGAAAAAGAAACTCTTCTTAGGTAAATGGGCAGCTAGACGCGTATTTAACACCTCAAGAAACGTCATCACCTCTTCTGCACCTGGTGGAAGATATCTGTTATCAGAAGCCTCAGTAGGCTTCAATGATAACTTGGTAGGATTATATCAAGCGATGAAAGGGGTGTTACCGGTATCCATATACCACATCAAGAACTCTATCCTCTCTGAGTTATTTGTAAGTGCCAATATCCCAGTACCTTTAGTGAATAAAGATACCTTGATGTTAGAGGACGTTAAAGTAAGACCTAAGACCTTTGATCACTTTGCTTCTTCTGAAGGGATAGAAGAGTTGATCAATGACTACGAACATGAATCTCAGCGTCATAAGCCTGTCATGGTAGATGACCATTACCTGTCTTTGACTTATCTTTCTGTAGTAGATGGTAAGAAAGTCTTTAAGCTATTTAGAGATATCAGAGATCTTCCAGCGGAGTATGATAGAAAAGACGTCCATCCGACGACTTATACGGAGTTCTTCTATGTGGTACTAGCACCTATCTTGAATAAACATAACGCTGTGGTGACAAGGTATCCTATCTCTGGTCCTGGATCCTGTCAGGTCTGTAAGACTAAAGTCAAGACCACCATCCAAGATGAGATCAGATATCAGCTGGATGATGAGTGGAAGATCAGTGATAAGATATACTACTCTTTCCCTGTCTTAGGAGAGAAAACACAAGAAGCGATGTCACCACCGGTATCTATCTTAGGTGCTATGGGTGCTGACTTTGATGGGGACACCATGTCATTTAACCCAGTCTACTCTGATGAAGCATTAGAAGAGACAGATAGATTGCTCCGATCTAAAGGAGCTTATCTAGACTCCATGGGTAACTTCTTAAGAACTACAGATGTGGATATCGTCAATATCGTCTGTTTTAATCTTTCTTCTTGAGCACAAGAAGAAAGCATTCCTTTACTTGTCATCGTAAGCATAGACGTCATACATCCCTAGAGTACCATTATCGGTACTCTAGGGTGCTCTGCATGAACGAAAGTGAATAAAGAATACCCTTACTCCTCACTAGGACTACTTAAAGTCCTAGTGAGGATGTATGACGT